CTGGGTATAAACCTAGTGACAACTGTGGCTGGTCAGGGTCCCAACAACTAGGACACACCTTAATCTTAAACGGGCGTTGCTTTACTATCTGTGTCTTAAGCTCTTTCAGCTTATATCGTTGCGCACAACGATCACATTCAGCAATCGCAAACTTGCCCGAGGCAAAACGATTAGGCATAGAACAACGTCCTTGGCACGAATCTTACTGGTGCTTTATCACGGTCTTCATCTGCTGCTAACTGGAACTGCTGCTCATAATCGGCTTTAAGCATCGGGATGCGGTTAGGATCAACCCCAGGAATCTTCTGAGATAGGTAGAAAGCCAAACCTGCAACCATGCAAGGTATAAAGCGGAATGGAATATCTTGTTCACGAATACCGCCACCTGCGTCCTGAATACGGCGCATTCTGTAGTAAACGAACGTATATTGGTTTCCAGGAGCGTTAGGGGTGGGCCATACGTTTACGCAGGGTAGGTTCTGAATAGTCACGCCAGCGCCCGTTAAATGAGCCGTAGCGGTAGTTCCTGCCTGTCCACGATAGCAGTTTGTAAGCTGGTTTCCTACAATGTTTGCATAGCCAATAGTCTCAGCACCAATCTTAACGAATCCTGCCGTTGGCAATCCAAGGATAGAGTTCACTGTAATAGTTGTATCGTCTGCATCAATACCACCATTTAATGTGGTTGTGGCGCTAACGTTTGTCATGCCTGACTGTCTGTTGATCCAAACCTGAATAGGGCGTCCCTGTGTTAACTTGTTAGGGATTGACATGTAAGTTGGTTCAGCAATACGGCTGATATTGATATCGATCTGATTTGCAAAGTTGCCGTTATATTGACGGATAACTTGGTCTAGCAAGTCAATCGTATCTACTGGAAGAGGGTAAATAGCCTGCCCAGTAACCATAGGAATCTGCCCCTGTTCTACTGTCCAGAGGTTAATACCACGATTAGCCCACTCAATAGTGAGCAAATTTAGACTGCGTCGTGCAGTTCTAAAGTCATATCCTGACCGCAACTCCATGCCACAACGCTCAAATGCCTCTTCAATGAGGTCATTCATGTCTAGGTTAAATGCGGTAGTTCCAGTAGTAGTCATTTGACTCTCCTATAAGGCGCTACTTTAGCCTTTATTTTCTTAGGCTGGGCTACAAATTGCTTGCCCGCCGCTTTGCCAGCACGTTTAGCTTTCGTCGTTGCTGCATATTCTTGTGGGCTTAGAGCCTTGATCGCCTTCTCAGGCAAGTATCTCTCACCTGTTTCAGAAGATTTTTTGCCAGACTTGGTAGTCCATTTCTGGTCTCCCCAAGCTTTTAGCGAACGTTGGCTCTTGGCTAAACTCACTTTTTCATCTTACCCAAAGTCTGAGCTAAACGAGCACGTTGACCCATTTTGCCTGGTTTTTTAGCAGCGGCTGCAAGTTTCTTTGCAGGAATCTTTTCGCCTTCCTTAACACCCATAGCTTTCTTCAAAGCGCCTGGTTTCTTAATTGCCTTCTGAATCCATTTTTCAGCCACGATAACCTCCACCAGCGGCTTTATATTTCTTGGCTACTAACTGTGCTTTACGGGCTGACCATTGACCTGCAGCGGTGCCGTGTGTTGCAGCAGCTTTAACTTGAGAAACAATGCGTTTACGCAGACTGGGCTTGGTATAGTTACCAGCGGCGTTTACCTTGCCACCTTCTTTATACATATCAACTTGGTCAGGATTATCCTTACGGGTAATAACCTTACCTTTAGGCATCTTACTTGGGTTGATCGCACCCATACCACGGCTGGCTCTCATATTAGGCTCTAGTCTTTCCACGGATTGCGCATCCGTCTGCACGTTTAGAAGCTGAAGAAACTTTACCACCTGACTTAAATTCTGAAGAACCTAGCTTTTTGGCTGCAGCCATTGCCCCGCCTGCTGGACCTGAAGTTGCTGTACCAAGTAATACGTCTCTAACCCCTTCATTAAAGGATTTAGCACGTTTATTTTCTTTAATAGTTTCACTAGGTAAAGGTTTACGAGGGCTACCTAAACCACCAGCCAAAGCCCCTTTAACATATGGACTCATGTCTTCTTCAGCTTTACCGCCTTCTGCATATTTTTTCACTTTGCCACCCTTTTTATAGCCAGCAAGGTCATATGCCTCACCCTCACGGGCACGGGCAGGAACAGACTCACGTAGTGAGCGAGCCATTCTCATATCATCACGAGCAGCCTTAGCAGCCGTTGTAGAAAGTTTGGAAAGGAAGTCTTTCTCGCCTTCAATACCTTGGACCATTAGGTCACGGGATTTATCAAGCTTTTCGCTTTCTTTCGCTGTAGGTTTACGATAATCAGGCATTACACAATCCTTCCTTTAGTTTTCCCTCTAACAGCACATCCGTCCGCACGGGACGATGCTGTACCACCTTTTGCAAACTTTAACGGTTCGTGCTTTGAAGACTTTGGGAGACCCCCACCACCGCCACCACCTCGATTTACAGGCTCACCTAGACGCTTGTATGTATTCTCGTCAATACGACGAGCACGAGCTTCTTCCGCAATACGACCAACTTCCGCTTTGGCATTGTCATTACGCATCTTGCGTAAGACCCGCTGGGCTTCTTTCTCAGTCTCGTACGGATCGGCGGTGTATTCGTCCATTTAGCACATGCCGCCTTTTTTCATAGTAACCATCTTGCCTCTTGTATGACCTTTAGTAACACAGCCATCAGCACGGGTTACACCACCCTTAGCCATTTTGTGCATTGATTTCTCATGCGCTTTAACTTCGGCTTTAGCCACTTTCTTCATCATTGGCATGTCTTCTTTGATGTCTGAATGTGCCATACCGCCTTTTTTCATGTATCCCATTTTGTTCCTCACTTCGGTTGGTAGTTTAGCCAAGCCTGGATTACTCTCAGCATCAGTTTCTTTAAGGGCGCCGCCCTCTTTAAATTTACGACCTTTGTCTGCTTTCATGAACTCTTCCCCTACAGATTTAGATACGCCAACTTTCTTGGCAAACTTGGGGTTGTTAGCCACAGCAGCCATAAACCCATGTTGTTTTTTACTAGTACTAGGCATCTTTTTTCTTCCCTAATAGCTTCTGGATTGTGTCGGTTTCGTAGATGCGAATACCTGTCCATATGATAGTAAATAAAGCCGCTACGGCAGGTAATACATCCACAAGTGCCCCCAACACGGTTATCACAGATAAGCCATCTAAAATATGCTTTGTACCTTCGTTTAGATGATCTTTCATACCATCTTCCCTTTGGTCTTACCACGTACTTCACAGCCACCACCACGAACAGCCCCACCTTCTTTGCAGTTCCAAGCACGTAATGACTTGTTAATGCGTGAGTTAGGGTCGTTAGCAGTTTTAGCGGAAGTGAGCTTCTTCTTCATGCCTTTCATACGGGCACAGAAAGAATCCCGACGTGGACCGCCCTCTGGTTGAGGTGCTTTTAGCCCTGGTTTCCCAGGGTTAGCAGCGTTATAGGAGGCACGCCCCTTAGCGTTTAGACCGCCTTCGGGGTTTTTGCCTTCCTTACGAGTCCAAGCAGGGGACTTAGCCATAAATCACCGTTACTGCGGCTACGTTAGTCAAGTTAGCATATAAATTAGTGCTAAATCGAATGCCCTCACCAGGAATCAGCATATATGTTGGTGCAGTTGCATTAGCGATGGACTGAAGTGTAAGCTTTACACCCCCACTAGCCCCACCGTCTCTAAATGTAACAGAGCCAGCATTAGCCGTACCAGTAAAATAGACGGCTTTTAGGCGTGCTGGTCCTGCAACAAACGTTGCACTTGCAGTATTAGATGCCGAACTTACGTCATATTGCATGCCCATAAGAGCCTCCTATTAGGCGCTTTGTTGACCAGCGTCAGCTACGTGATAAATGATTCTTCCAGATACTACACCAGCAACCGCGTTAGTTGCACCTTGGGTGCTAGTAACAACAACTAAGTTAGTTGCGTTAGCTACGTTACCCAAAGAAGCACCGCCGCCTGTACCACCAACAGTAAATACTGTACGAGCAGATACGTTACCAGCAGAAACAAGACCAGTAGGAACGTTTGTACCTAAAGTCGTAGTTTGACCAGGACCAACGCTGATTAATGGGGTAAATCCAATGTTAGCAGTAGCGTTACCACCGCCGCCGCTAGAAACAATAACTTCAGTTACAACTGCACCTGCTGGTAGAACCAAAGAAGCGCCGTTAACAACGTTACGAACGTTTGCAGTTGCTGCAGTGTTTGCGATATAGAAGGGGACTGCCATAACCATGGAGCCTGCTTCTGCAGTGCGTGTTTGATCTCCACCAGTGGAGCGCCATACGCTTGAGGTAGTTGATGTTGCCATATAAATTGTCCTTCGTACAAAGTTCAGCTTGTCAGTTATGTACGTATCTGCCGGATCAGTCTGACAAACCGGTTCACTCCGGTTTATTGAATATTACTCTATTTTTAGCTTTGTGCAAGTGTTTTACACAAATAAAAAGGGGGCCGAAGCCCCCCTTATTTCTACTAGTGCTGATTAGGCACCTGAAGAACCGAACATACCCAATGGATCTGAGAATCCAAATGAGTAACGCTCACGAGCCTTGTAACGTACGTTACCAGTATCGAAGTCGCCGTCCATTGAGTTCTGCAATGGAGTACGGATGAAGTGCTTCATGCCGTTAGGTACATCAGTTGTCAAGAACCAAGCATTGGTGTCAGTCAAATAGTGGTTAATTGTGTAACCTTCTGGGATTGAACCGTTGTTCTTGATTGCGTTGATGTCGTTGTCAGTTGTACCAACACGAAGTTCAGTTTCCAACAAACGAGTTGCAACGAATTGCAATGCTGGTGGAACGATCAACTTCTTAGGTCTAGCAGCGATCAACAAGCCACGCTCGTCTGTCCACAAAGAGATTTGAATAACGGCGGCTTCCAAAGAAGTCTCGTTCAAGTCAGCTTGTGTAGCTGGAGTGTTGCTGTTAGTGCCACCAGAAACTAGTGGGTGAGCTGTAGAGAACAAAGGTTGACCGTCACCACCAATAGAGGTAGTAAAGCCGTTGTTCAACACAGAAGCTGCACGTACTTGCTTTGTGTAAGCCATTGAACGAGCCAATGCCTTAGTGTAGCGAGCTGACAATGAGTCATACAAGTTATCTTCAATAGCTTCTTCAGTTAAGCTGAAGCCTTGAGCGATTGTTACGGGTGTGTAGCGAGCTGTGAAAGCTTCTTGTGCATTGTCATAAGCGATGGCAGAGCCTTCGTTCTTAACAGGAGCAGCAGAGAAACCAGACAACTTTGTCTCTTCTTCGAATGAACGCTCAGAGGTCTCTGTATCGTAGATCTCTTTGTGTTCTTCACCATAGCGAGCATACTCAAGTCCGAACAATGCGTTCAAACCAGGTAGGAGCTCTTTTAATAACTGTGCGCGTGAAATAGCCATTTAAGTGCTCCTTAAGCTGCGTAGTCAATCCCCGTTGCACGGAGGATTTGTGGGTTGTTTAACTTCACTACTACTTCAGTGAAGGCATTTGTACCAGTAGCGGTTTCTGGAACCACTGCAACAGCACGAACTGGAAGAGTTGCTGCATTACCTGCATTGTCAGTAGCAACAAGAACGCCAGTATTAGAGTTACCAGTAGTAGTGTTACCTTGTGGTGTGTCTTGCTGGATCGCCATGTTAACACCAACAATACTTTGGTTAACAGTAGTTACAACGCTGTTTGCGTGTACAACAGCTACTTTAAAAGCAGCCATTGGATCGTCAACAACATAAGCAATAGCAGAAGAAGCAGCAGCATTACCTGGGTAGTACTGAGCTTGAACTGTTTGACCTTGTGAGTTAACGTACTGAACACCAACAAATACACCATAAGTGTAGTTAGCTGCTGAACCAGTAGAGTTGTCTGAAACGCCTGATAGTGCAATAGTGCCGCCATCGACTACAGTAACGATATCACCGTTAAAAATTGCAGTGTTATAAGTACTTGCAATAGGTAACTGACGTGTTGCACCAGCGTAAGGTTTCCCGTCTACGCTGTTGATCGGTACTAGGCCGTATGGAGCTGTAACGCTTGGATAAGCCATTTGATACTCCTAAATTATTAAAAATTAACCTTTACCAAAGGTGTTCGTCGTCTTTCTCTCATTAAAGAGAGGCATACGAGGATCGCTCTGGCGCATAAGAGTGTTGTCTACAGCTTCCATTTGAGCATCTGCTTGGTCAGTGTAATATTTATTACGCTGCTGAACAAACTCATCTGGAGTTTTGCATAACAACAAACCGCCAATCTCAATGTTGTCTTTATAACGACTATTGGGATCAACTAACAGTTGGAATTTTGGTTGTTCTTCAATTCGAACAGGCTCCCAGCCTTCTCTCAGCTTGGCTGAAAGGTTTCTTGGGTCCGCACTATTCAAAGTTGAAACACGAATCCATCGATATGAGTAACCAGCCTGTTTGTCAGGCTCAGGGAGAAGCTCCGCCGGCGCCCACTGCTTAGGACGTTCTGCGAATTCACGGTTATCTGCACTACGATCAAGTCTATTTGTAGCCATGTCAGGCCTCCAATTTCATAAGTTCACGGACATATTGCTCAGGTGTAAGACCAAGTTTCTTGGCAATCGCAACTTGCGATGTCTTCAACCTAATCTTCTTCGGTGCCGTCGACCGAGATACCGGCGCTACTACCGTTGCTGGTTTTGCTTTCGGCGCGTCTGCTTTCGGCGTTACCACTTCTACTTCTACATCTGGCGGTTCAATGTCAGCATCGAAGCTTTCAGGGAACCGTCTGCGCATCGTTTCGTCCAACGTTGCATAATATTTATCAGACCCAATCTGCATCCCTTGGCGTTTGAGCTTCTCATGGAGACCCAGAGCTGCTGCAGTCATCTCTTCGTCCTGTCCGAACCAAGTATTACGACTTTGCCATTCCGCTAACTTCTCGTCTGTAGCTTGCGGCTGTGCATTTTGGTACTGTTGCTGACTTTGTACATCAAATTTATCTTCCTGTAAAGGGGGCATCTTAAAATTCTTTGCAGTTTCTAACTGCATCTGAGCTTTTGTCAATGCTTCTTGCGCTTCGATAATCTTATCTGTATCACCTGCATCATAAGCTTCCTTGTATGCTCTCTTAGCCATCTCAAGCTTAACTTCTGATGTAGTTGTTACCGCAGCTTTGTATTCCTCTTCACCTTTTGTCAGAACCTCTCTAATCCTGCGGTTCTCTTCCATTAGACGTTGGGTAGCTTCAATAGCAGCTTGGCGCTCACGTTCAGCAGCTTCGGCACGACGACGTTCATCGTTCCAAACACGCTTCATCTTGATAATCTTATCTTTAGCGTCTTTGCTGTACTTATCTAAATCGTCAACTTCAACCTCTAACTTCTTGACTACTTCTGGGTCAGCAGGCTTTCTACCTTGATCCTCTTCAGGGGTATCGTCTTCAATTTCGATCTCGAGCTGAACTTCATCTTGCCCTTCATCTACGGGTTTACCCTGATTTTCTTGCTCATCAGGGAACTTATATTCTTCCTTTTCCATTTCTGGCATAGTCCGCCTCCTTAAATAAACTTACGTTTGATGCCACGTGGATCTTCTACTACAGCTTCCACAGAGTCATCGTTGATGATTCGGAACTCACGGTCGTGAATTACCAAACGGGTTCCAGCATTGGGTCGTACTAGGACAAAATCG